TATAGGATGAATATTATTTAAACTATTTCTCATAGTAGCCGTAATAATATCAGTTCCTGCCCAAGTTCCTGCATTTGCATAAACAGAACTAGTTGCTGCCATTTTTAATTCCTTTTATTAGTTAAATTGTCCACCACCTTGTGCAATTGATAAAGTAAAATTTATTGAACTTGTAGCAACAATTTGTGAAGCTGAATTAGTATAAGTAATTACATTACTGTTAGCACTAGCAGTAAAATTAGTTAAATTATTAATTGCTGAAGCTACAGCCGTAGCCGTATTTGCAACAGTTGAAGACATATTTCCTGTTAAATTTCCATAATCTGTTAAACTTAATGTCCAAGTGGATTGTGGATCATTAGCAGTAGAATAATTATTATCTAATGTAAGTGTATATGTATTTGTTGTTGCTGGTCTTGTTAAAATTAATTCTCTAACTTTTGAAGCTGTAGTTATTTTTACATTAGTATCACTTAAAATTTTAATTGATATAACACCACTAATAGTTTCTACCTCAGTTGTTACTTGTTCATATCTGTGATAATATTTTATTTTAGTTCCATTATACCAGACAATAATATTTTCATTTGAATCTACTATATTGTTGCTAATATCAAAATTTGATAATGTTGTTAATATTGCCATTAGTTAAACTGTGCGCCCCCTGTTGCTCCTGTTGTAGGAGGAATTAAAAAATAACTCCATATTTGACCTTCAGTAGTTGAGCTATTATAAAGTAAAACATCATCTCCCATAGCAGAAACATTAAAGTTTTGAACTCCACCTGAATTTGTTGTAGCATAATGTGACCAAGTATTTGTAGTTAATCTAAATGAAAATAATTCAGTAGTAGACATTACATAAATTGTTGAAGTACCTATACATACAGATCTTCCAAAACCATTTGAAACACCTCCTGCTACTAATGAAGCTAATTCTAAAGTTCCATTAACTTTAACACTATTATTTGAACTATCAGCAACTAAAAAACCTGTTGCATTCCAATCTTGAGGATTGTTGATTGCTTTTCTAACTGTAGTATTTTGTATATCATCAGCTAAATTAATATGTAATAATTCTTTTTGTGTTACATTACCTCTTGTTCCTGTAAAACTTAATTGTTGTTCTTCTGTTGTTGCTGTACCAGAATTAAAATTTGTAGGAAATGTAATAGATCCTGAACCATCAGTTCCACCAGTTCTAGTAATTGTATTAATTGTTGAACCAGCATAACCTATTTGTTGAACAGCATTAATATCTGTAAAACCATCTCTCATATTAGATCCTGTATTACTATCTCCATATCTAATTTGAGTAAATCTATTTACAACACCATAAGGATTTTTTGTATCATTTGGATCTACAATAATTCCAGAAACACCAGAAGTAATACCACCAGATCCCGGTCTAAATTTACCAAAGTCATAAGCATTAGAAAATGCCCCTCTTGCAAATTGATTAATTGGTCTTACCCAAAATACTAATGTATCTGTAAAATCTATATCAAATACTTTATGTGTAATTGTAGCACCTTCAGCAAATGGACCTGTTGATGTTCTAAATGAAATATTAAATTCTCTATTAGCAATAGCATTATTAACATTATCTCCAATATATATTTCAAATGTTTCTGTTAATCCAGTTGGTACAGTCCATCTTAATTGAACAAATGGAGTAGTAGAATCTGTATCACTACTAATTGCTGTTAAATCTGTAATTGCTCCAAAATTTCTTGGATTAGCTAAATTTGTATTAGGAGCTGTTTGAAATTCTGTTAATGCCTCTTCTGTATATGCATCTGCATTATATTCTTGAGCAGTAATTAAATAACCTGAAACACCCTCTTCACTCATATCAGCTTCAGTTATAGAATTAATTTTAAATAATTTATTAGTAAAACCATAAGTACTATTTGTAACTGATACTATATCTGTAACTTGTAATGCTAATGCCCTTGTATCTGTTTTAAATGAAATAATTAAATTATCTCTAGATTTTTTAACAATAATATGACCAATTCTTTCAGCCATAATATTATTATTTATAAACTTAAATCTTGTATCTTGAACTAATTCAGGTTCATTAAATGATTTTTGATTAGCAGCTAAATTTAAAAATACTTGATCATCTTGATATTTTTGATCATATGAATTAAAAGAAATATTCATTTTATTTAATGCACTATTAAAACCATCATTAACTATTGTAACATCACCATACATATTATCATCAGTAAATGTCATTACTGAAGATCCTGTAGTATCTGAAATAACTTGAAATTTACCTAAATGATAAGAAAATATAGCTTGAGAACAAACAACTAAATCAGAAACATTTAAATCTCTTTCATCAAAAGTATTAATTGCACCATTTGTAGTATATCTTTTTGCTGTTGTACTAGCTCCATTTTTATCTGTATGTGTAATTAAAGTATCACAAAATGTTTTATGAGCATAAAATGTAGGTAAATCAATATCAGTATCAGCCATTACATCACCACAACCATAAATATTATTAGTTAAATAATCTAATAAACATTCAGACGGATTATTTGAATATGATGTACCAGTTGATAAATTACCAGATGAATCAAATGTTCTAACTAATTTACCTTTAACTTCTGCACCTAATTTATTTGTTAAACCAGTTACAGATTCATCTCTATTATATTTTAATTCTACATATAAATATGCAACATTTGGCATTGTTCTATTTGCAGCATTAGTATTCCATTTACTTGAAAATGTTTCCATAGGTGAACATCTTCCACCTGATTTAAATTTTTTAACTGTTAAATTTCCATTTAAAAAATCATCAGTTCCACCTTGTGAATCTGTTGCATTTGTTACATTACCATTACTATCTAAAGTTAATCTAAAATCATCCCACCATATTTGTCCAATTTCTTCAATTGGTCCTTCACATAATGAAATTATAAATGCCATTGTTTGATTATCAGATGTTATATCAGCAAATGTAATTGAACCAAATACTCTTGTATCTCCATATAAAACAGGTAACTTATTACCAGGATTTGAAGCAACCCTTTGTCTAACTCCTTGATCCGGAGATTGTTCCATTTGTCCTGGGCCTGAAGGAACATCTGGAGCAAATAATTTATTTGCAATAAATGAAACTGCAACTGATAATGCAAATCTAGCTATCATTCCAGTAACCGTACTTGACGTTAAAACTGTGATAACAGGAGCAGCTGCTGCCATAATTAAATTTCCTTTTTGTGCATTGATTGAAATTCTTTATAGTTCAATTTATTAAAATTAATATTTGTTTTAGGTATAGAATAATAAATTATTTCTTTTACCTCTTTATGATTTTTTGTTTCTTTTTCTAACATTTTATTCATTCTATAAAATATAGATGAACCTCTTTTATTAGGATGAACCCAAGTCAATAAAACATGTAATTGTGTTATATGTGGATTTAATAAATTAGGTATTTTCATTCCTAATAATACTCCATCAATAATTCCATCATTTTCTGATATTATTGCAGTTTTATCTTTAGCTATTGCTTTCATTAAACCTTTATAATATTCAGTATTATCTTCTTTAAATTGACCAAACTCAAATTCTTTTCTATGTTGTTCAAGTAATTTTACACCTTGTTCAACGTCTTTATCTTCTCCAATTCTTATCATTATATTTATCCTATTAATCTTCAGCACCAAATCTTGGATTAAAGTCAACCATTGAGGCAACAAATTCCATAGATGCATCATTACTATTATATTCTTTAAATGAACTATCAGATGTAAATCTACCTGATTTAGTATTTAATATAGCACCAACTATATTTTTACATTCAACAGTTATATTAACATCTCCACTTTTAACATTTTCTTCATCAACGGCATGTGAATTAATTATACCTTGCCATTTTTGATAAACTTGACCTTGAATTGCACCAGTTTCTTCATTCCAAAATGCTTGATATATTGTAACTATACCACCAATAGCATTTACATTTTCTAAAGCAGCTATAATTGTATTAGGAATTCCATTTAATCTTATTGTTATTGCATTAGTTTTTACATCTTTAGTTTCTTCAACAGGCGATAAACTAATTATATTTGAACCTGGTAAATATGTATCACCACTATATGTAATATTTGTATATCCTGTATTTAAAAATAAACTATCATTATTATTATTAGTTACTTGAAATTTAATTAACTGAATTGGATAGGATTTAGTACTATTTGTTTCTGCTAAAGTTGTTGAATCTATTGTTCTAACCATTATAATATCTCCTGAAAATTAAAAGTTTCATATTGATAATAATTAAATCCTGGGCCAGGTACAATAGTTACAGGAGGTCTTCCATTTAATAACATTTTAAATTGTACACCACTACCAAGTGTAAAAGTATTACCAGCTACAATAGGATTAATTGCACCAGTCATTAATTTAAAAGTTATTATATTAGAACTTGCATTTGCATCTTCTTTAATTTGATAAACTTTTGTACCTGAACTAAATTGTATAAAATCACCAGCTTTAACATTACTTGAATTATCTACATTAGCTAATTGAACATTAACTCCACTTGTATTAGCATTAACAACTGTAATTGTTAAACCTGATTGTGCAGTTATACTTCCATTAGCAAAAGTTAAATTAATAATTGATGGTATACTAGTTGTTTTAAAATCAATACCATCTTGTAAACCTAATAATTCAGCTTCAACTTCATCATATTTTGCTTTAGTTAATAAAGGTAAATTTAATTGCATAGAATAAAATGTTGGACTGCCTCTTTCCTGTCTAGCATAACCTGAATTAGATATTGATCTTCTAATTCTTGCTGATCTATTTAATGATACATCATTTGTATATTCAAATATTTTTGACATTATTTTCTCCTCATACTTAAACCGGCAGTATTTCTTGTATAGGTTTTATTAGCTCCGCCAACATGTGACGGACTTGATGTTATAACAGCTCTAATTTGATCTATTGCCCTTTGATCAACATTACCACTTATATTAATTGTATTATTATTTATTGTTGAACCACCTGTTGATTTACCTCTAGGTATAATAGTTTCTCCTGGTGTTAATAATGCAGGAACTCTATCTGTATAAGGTGCACCACCTGGTACAACTCCACCTTTGTTAAATTTAAAAAATGATAATAAACTACCACCTGATCCACCACTTACAGCAGCGGTTGCAGTAGCAAATGCTAATTGTTTAGCTTTTTCTTCAGTAATTTGTTTTTCAATTGTAAGTTTTTTATTACCAAGAAATTCAAAGAATTTTTCTATTTGTAATTCAATAGTCTTTTTTATAATTGTTTCAGCTATTGTATTTAAAACACTTCTAAACATATTTTTAGTAATTTCTAATAATGAATTACCTTTTCTTAATCCATCTAAAAGTGATGTACTAATTGTATCTGAAATTAATTTAGCTTCAATTCCAGCACTTTCTAATAAATCTCTATATGTTTTTTGATTAGCATTAATTTGAGCTTGATCACGAATATAATGTCTATTCATTGTAAATATTCGTTCATTTAAAGCAGCAATATCAGCTTGCTTTTTTAAAAAATCAGGATCAGTAGCAGCACCAAAATTAGGTCTTGATTCTTTAGGTCTTGTAAATTTTCCTCGTTGAGATGTACCTGAAAATAATTCTTTTTGTTTTTTAGTTAATTTTGTATAAGAAGCAATAACTTCATTAGCTTCCATTTTCATGTTTTCTAATTCTTCAGCTATTTTCTTTGCAGCTTCTTCAGCTTCTTTTGCTTGTGTTGGAAATACTTTTAATTTAGAAACAAAATTAAGAACAGCTAATTGAGCCTCTTTCATTTTTTTTATGAAAAAGTTTTTAATTGTATCTACAACGTCCATTATAGCATCATTAAATGCAATAAATGCTATAACACCTATTTGAATTGCACTTATAACAATACCAACTATATTAGCTCTTAATAATAAATTTAAAGCAGCTAAACTAAGTCCTGTACGTTTTATAGCTTGTGACATTAATATAAATTGTGCAGCAATACCTGCTACTATTCTAGATATTTTTAATCCAATAAATACTTTAAATCCAGTAACTAATAAATCTATATTTTTAGATACAAATCTAATTGCACCTTCAATATTTTTAAATGCTTGTGCTAAATTAGTACCAACAGTTTTTGCTAATTCTTTTAATTGAGTATCATTTCTTTTAAAATTACCAACTAAAGCAACTAATTGTGCTTTAACACCTTCAAATAAAGGTTGAGCAGCGGCTTGTCTAAATCTAAAATAAGCATCTTGTACAAATGAAACCTGTGCTTCTAAAGTTTGTTCAAAATCTTTTGTTGCACTAGAAAATTGACCACCACTACCAAATACTTCAAAGAATCTTTTTCTAGTTTCTTCAATTGATACTTTAGCACCAGCTTCAAAACCTAACATTGCTCTAACGCCTCTTTCTCTAAATACGTCAGCAGCGGCTATACCACCAGCAAATGCTC